GGGCAGGAGACTCTCTCGCGGCGAGGACCTGCGCTAAGGTATCCAGGTCCTGCTGACGGGCTACCTCGCCCCTGCCCGCCTCGAAGCCGCGCTCATCCAAGCCGAAGGCTTTGTCGAACTGCCCTCCCTGTTGTCTCATGCGTTCACGCTCAAGACCCTGACTCTGTCCAAAGCGGTTGGATATATCACTTAGTTCTCTGCTCTGAAGGCGCTGTGACTCCAACCTTGCCGCTTCCTGCTCCGACATGCTTCTGTCAAATTGACTGCCTTGCTGACCTAACTGAGCTTCAAACTGACTGCCTTGCTGTGCCATACGCTCACGCTCAAGACCTTGGCCCTGACGGAAGCGGTTAGATATATCACTTAGTTCCCTACTCTGAAGACGCTGAGACTCAAGCCTAGCAGCCTCCTGCTCCGACATGCTTCTATCAAACTGAGAGCTTTGCTGACCCAGTTGAGCCTCAAACTGGCCGCCCTGCTGCGCCAGCCTCTCACGTTCCAGTTGTTGCCCTTGCCGGAAACGATTGGATATGTCGCCAAGTTCTCTTGACTGTAGACGCTGTGCTTCCAGCCTCGCCGCCTCCTGCTCTGCGAGGCTCCTATCAAACTGGCTACCCTGTTGGCCCAACTGCGACTGAGCGAGGGCCTCCTGTGCCTGCGTAGCTCTACGCTGTTCCTCCAGCGATTGGCCAAAGCGGGAAGAGACATCACTCAACTCCCTGCTCTGTAGGCGCTGTGCTTCCAGCCTGGCGGCCTCTTGCTCGGCCAAACTACGATCAAACTGAGAGCCTTGTTGCCCCAATCGTTCCCTCTCCAGTCCCAAGCCCTGACCAAACCTGTTGGATATGTCAGACAACTCCCTCGACTGTAGCCGCTGCTGTTCTACCCTGGCAGCCTCAGCCTCATTCAAGGCCCGCTGTCCCAGCGTAGACTGCCCGTCCAGTTCGCCCGTCAACTCGCCTGCCTGTAGCCGTTGCTGCGCCACGCGTGCCGCCTCAGCCTCTGATAACGCGTCACGGGAGACGTCCAGAGCGCCCCTGCCCAGTTCCTGCTCTAAGCCGAAACGCTCCTGTGCGCCTACGCGCTCACCGAAGAGGGTCTTGCCCTGCTCACGCTCCTGAAGGCTACGTGCTAAGTCTTCCTCCACACCCGCCTGCTGTATGTCTAAGGCCCTGGAGCCTAAGCCTAGCTCTGCCTCCAGACCCTGTCGCCGTAGACTCTGATCGCCTAGAGCCAAGCCCTGCTGACCCTCCAGTGCCTGAGCCCCTAAGGTCTGGGTGCCTCGCAGGTTTCCTGTAAGCTCACCCTCTCTCAAGCCCCTGTTGGCCTGGTTCTCCTGGAAGGCTATCGCCCTATCCAAGTTCCTACCACCCAACTGCGCACCCAAAGCGTCGACGTTGAGTCGGCCAAGGTTGGTCTGTCCAGCGAACTCACCCAAGACGTCAGCGGAAGCCCCGGCACTAGCACCACCGCCGATGACACCGAAGCGTTGGAGGTCTTCTACCAACTGGTTGCGCTCTTTGCCGACATTCTGCTCAAACTGAGCCCTTAGAAAGGCCGTCTCTGGGTCTTCGCCTGTCTGCCCTACGTCAGATAGAAGTCTTTGTTGTAGTGCCGCCTGCAGTGGGTCCTGTGCCGCCGCCACCTGCTGCTGACCGAACTGCGTACGCGCCTCTGGAGTAGTAAAGTCAAATGTCTGTGCGTTCTGGATCTCGGTAGCCTGCTGCGCCTCTGCCGGCCTCGGATCCTGTAGTCCTCGATCACCCTGAGCGAAGTCGGGCACGGGGCGAGGCAAGGCCCTGTCAGGCTCAAAGGCCGGTAGGCCAGTGATAGGGTCTATGTTGCCACGCTCTGGCTCAAAGCGCTCAGAAGGGGGTAGCGGAGGCGTCCCGTTAGTCGGTGGAGCCGTAGGAAGACCGGTAAAAGGGTCTACGCCCGGAGGCGCTGTCGGGGCGGGTTGCTGACCCGGAAACGGCTGCTGGGGCGTACCATTAACAGGAGATGCTCCGGGGAAAGGTTGCTGTGGTGTGCCGTTCCTCGGGTCCTGAAGGCCTCGGTCTCCCGGTGCTACAGGAGGGGTTCCATTAGGTTGGCCTGGTTGAGCGAAACTCGGTACTGGTCGTGGTGTAGGCTGAGCGAAGTCAGGTACAGGCCTCTCCGCTGGCTGAGCAAAGTCGGGTACAGGTCGTGGGCCAGAAGGCCTCTGAAGGTTCCTGTCAGGAGGTGTCTGGGTTCGAGGGTCTACTAGACCCCTATCCCCAAGGGCTGCGTCTATGGGACGCTGAAGGTTCCTATCACTGAAGGGCTGTATACCCCCACCCTGCATACCCGCCGGCAGAGGGCGGGGACCGGAACCAGAAGAAGCCGCGTTGTTGATCGCCGGTTGAGCGAAGCCCGGCACAGGTCTGCCCTGTTGCTGCTGCTCAAACATCCGCTGCCTTGCGGCCCTCTCCGCTGCTATCTGCGGGTCATTCTCAAAGGCCGCACTACGCTCTTCTGCGGACATACCCGCCGTTCGCTGGCGAAAGTCATTCAGTAGCGGATGCTCGTTTATCGACTCATTCCGAGCGAAATTGGGGACAGGCCGAACTTGGGGACGGTGGAGGTTGAACCTGTCACCACGGGCAGGCCTCTGCAGGTTCGCCCTATCACCCCGCTGCTGCATCAGATCCCGTGTCAGTCGCTGGCGGTCGTTAGGGGCGAAGGTGGCCTGCTTGACCTGAGCATTACCACCAGGATGCCTCAGGCGATTCCTGTCGCTCTGTCTGGGCCGCTGGAGATTAGCCCTGTCATTAGGAGGCGCCGCAGGCCTTCTGAGTCTGCTTCTGTCGCTGCTTATCGCTGCCATAGCTATACCGTTACCGCGTCTGTACCGAAGCGGATGACCAACTCATCACCCCTGTTACGTATCGGCGGGTACCTGCGGTTCCCCTGTTGACTGCCGTTCTGTTCAAAGGCCGATTCCAAGGCCCTGCTCATACGCTGGGACTCTCTGTCCGCCTGCTCTATGTCGCCCTCCTCTTCCAGATATAAGGAGGTAGCGTGGTGGGTGATGACGTTCTCTACCACACGAGGGATACCCAAGGCCCTCAGTTCGGTGCCGTCGTTGGCGCTGGTCCACTCGTCGATGTCAGCGAGATACCTGACACGTATGGACGTAGTAGAGTTGGCGGGGGTACGCCACAGGCTGATGACATATTCCCCCGTAGAGCCCGTGTCGATACCTCCGAGGTATACGGCCTCTATCGTCCCCGAGTCGTCCTGGTCCGGGTCTATCTGGTCATACATATCCGTGCCGATGATGTCCAGCGGACGGTTGTTCGTCACGTCCGTGAAGCTGAAGAAGCCAGTAACGTTAGTAGTAAAGGGGGTGTAGTCTCTTGTCCCCGACACCGTAGTAAACGTCGTAGTCTGGTCCAGCCACCACCAGTTGGCTAAGGGCTTGACCTCCGCCAGAGAGAAAGACAGATACCCTCTAGCAAAGTCCCTATACTCTTTGGTGTCTACGTCCAGACCTACGCGCCGTATGACCAGGTCCATAGCCTCACTGAGTAACATCTATGCCTCCTGTAGACCCCCACCATCAGATACGAGAGCGACCTCACTCAAGCCTTCCGTATTCGCCGGCAGTTGCGCGTTGAGAGAGTCTTCCGCGACGATGTCGAAGCGCACCTTACCGTCCAGCTTCTGACCGGTGATCGCTTTGTCGAGCCACTCCTTGTACCTCATCGACTTGATCGGATTACCATGACGGTCCTTCAGCGCCCCCTCATGCATCAACGCCCCCTCTGGCGTGTTGACGTCGTCAACGTGGTTGGTACAACGTCCCGAAGGCGCTACATACATAGGGATATAACCCGGAGGCTTGGGGCAGAAGTCGTTGCCGTGACGTACCTCTACACCACCATAGACCTTCAGCGCCGCCTCATCGTCGTAGTTGCGTACCCACTCACCCAGCGGCAGTCCCGGCAGGGGCGGGAGACCGATGGCCTTTCTCACCTCTGGATCCTGGAGTTGCTTCAGAAAGGCGTCCTTCTCCTCATCACCTGTCGTAGGTGTCTTGTCCTCCTCCAAAGGCTCCGGTATAGACTCCTGAAGCTCTTTGACCGCCTGGGGGTCTACCTCACCCTTCTGTGCACCCTTCGCCTGACCCATAGCGTCAAAGTTGGGATCCTTCTCTATCGTCGTATTCTTAGCCATCATATCTCCTAGGGTTTAATGATCCGGGCAAGACGTATGCCCTTAAACTGCTCTCGCCACGTAAGGGCCATGCCCGCCACCTTAGCCCACTGCCGCAAGTCAGGGAAGTCACAGTCCCTGACACGCTTTCTCGTTCCGTTGTTCAAGAGGGTAGCCACCAGCATCTGCCCGCCGCCCCTGAGGTGTTCTGACGCCTTGCTGACGATCTCCTGAGGGTCGCGCACATGCTCCAGCAACTCACCACACAAGACGTAGTCAAAGCGTTCTTCCGAGGAGAAGTCTTCCACCAGACAGTGGTGCATCTCCATGCGCTCGATCATGTCCGCCGGTACACGGGTAGCCTCGGCCTCGAAGACGTCGATACACTCCCTCGCCGGCTCTATGCCCACCACCCTGTGTTCTCTGTAGGAATACCATAATAGGTTGCCGCCCGTAGAAGCCCCCATATCGAGTATGGAGGTGTAGGGCTTTATGCCGAAGATCTCCCAGTAGTAGCGATGACCTACCCACTGGTTGCGAGGCAAAGAGGCCTGGTGGTCCACGAAGTCCTGGTAGGCCTCTTTGGTGAAGAGATGATCCATGAAGTGTCGGGAAGAGGCGTCCCCCTTCCCGACCTCCTTTAGTTGTCCTTACCGTCAGAGACGGAGGGACGGTGCATCTCTACATCCGCGATGCCGCCAGAGACGGCGCTGGCACCTTTCATGCCCTGGATGTAGTCGCCAGCCACGTCGGCATCATCAATAGAGCCGGCGGTAGCCGTCAGGTAGCAGTCGGCATTGTCAGCGAAGCCGGTGAGCGCGAGCGCCACACCCTTACCGCTGATCTGATACCAACCGTTCTCCGATGCCACCGTAGCCGCCATGGCCGTAGCGATAGGACCTACGTCGTCGGCGACAGCCAACTTCGTAGACCAGTCGTCGGCGTTGTATACGACCACCTCACCGACCGCCGTTGAGGCCAGCCCCTGGAGGTAGATGAACTCGCCTACACCGCGATCATCGGAACCAACGTCTACCGCCAGAGCGATCATCCCCAGAGGGGCCTCTTTGTCGGTAGAGTTCTCGTTGATATCCTGATCACAGGTATAAGCACCTATGAACTGATAGTCTCCTGCCATGATCAATCACCTTAGTTCCTTTCTACCTCTATGGGCAGAGTTAAGGGGTCCATTGGCTTGGTCCCCGAAAGGTTCCTACGCGCCTGTAAGAGCGGTAGAGACAGCCAGCCTACGCCGGTTGTCGGTGGTCTGCTGTACCCCGGCGACCTTGTAAGCCAACTGCGCCAACTGGCCGTTTGACTGCAGAGTCACGAAGGGTGTGGTGGTGAAGTTAGCCTGACGCAGCACATTGAGCTTCAGGTGCCTCTTGTCGATGTAGTAGCAATGCAAGGCCGCCACGTCGTTGTCAGCGATGAGGGTACTATCATAAAAGGGCGGGTTCATCTGTCCGCCGATACCACGGGCATTCTGTGTCGTGGTACGAGCGTAGCCCTGTGACGACAGCGCCTCCCGGTAAGCCCGGACGATGCTGTAGGTGGTGACGATGTGAGAGACACGGCCACCCTGGATACGTACCAGGTCGATGACGTCGTTCCAGTGGTCGATACCGTTGAAGATGTTGGTAACGGTCTGGGTGGTAAACGTCACGGCGCTGGTAGACCGCTGGCATTCCCAGGCGGTGGTGGTAGCGGAGTTGATGCCTCCGATAGTAGCCCCCGCCGCGTCGGCCATGAGGTCCTGCGTCCCCAGCATCGTCTTGCCGGCCTGTGCACCCAGCGCGTCTTCGTTGATCGCCTTGACCAGCGAAGAGGTAGCATTGGTGTCCAGATACGACAGTTCGTCAAAGACCTGCTCCGGTCCTGAGTTCTCCCAGTCTTCCGTGTCCGAGAGGATAATCGGTACCGCGTAGTAACGCCGCTTGTAGTGGGCGCTCTCCACGGGGTCTATCGGGCTCTTCGGCAACACATCGTAGGTGTCAAAGGCTGTGGCCGATCCACCGCTGGTGGCGACGCGAGTACTTATCTCTTTGCCGCCACGGTCGGTCATCTTCAGTCCGGCCTGTCGGAGGAGGTCTGTATAAGCATACTCCTCAAAGAAACCGTCCTGTACTTCAGGTCGTATTGTCCGCCTTGTCGCGGACCACCTGGTATTCCATACTTCTGAGGTTGTCTGTGGCATGGTTATGCTCCGCTATTTAGTTACATGGTTTCAGCGATAGCTGAGATCGCCTCTTGCGGAGACAAGGACCCTTCCTGGGGCGTCTGTGCTGTGTTGCTCTGCGTCCTGACCTTCTTCTTCGCCGCCTTGCGGTGGCCGTTCTGCTTGGTCACCGCCTCCTCCTGAGCCTTCGCCGGCAGGCCATGAGCCATGGCGACAATCTCTGGGATGGTGTAGGGTTTTTGGGTCAACGGGTTGGGCTTACCCCACAACGCCCGTATATGGTCCCCAGCGGCATCGGTCTTCTCCGCACCGTAAGCCTCGTCCGAAGCCTTCAACTCCTCGTTGATAGCCTTAGACTGGGCCTCTGTCTGTGCGGCGGTCATCTGCTGTGTAGACGCCTGTGTCTGCTCTACGACAGGCTGGAGGGTAGCCACAGCCCATTTCAGTTGCTGCAGTTCCGCCTTAAGCGTCGTGTTCTCCTGCTGTACCCCTTGAATGACGGAGAGGCCTATGCGGTCCTCTTGTGTCAGGTCAGGGTTCTGTAGAGCGCGGCCTATAAGGTCATCCGATTCGGGCTTCAGCGCCGTAATGAGTTCCTTCTGTTGGTTCAGTTGCTCCTGCATCTGAGCCTGAGAAGTCTCAATACGCTGCTGATACTCCGCCTCCAACTGACGACGCTGGTCGGCCAGGTCCTGTGTCTTCCGTGTGTAGTCTGCTAACCGTAGACCCCCTTCTGGGCTGTCGGCAGAGTTGGGGTCAACTGTCTCTGTGCTTTCTGGCTGTTCTCCGTCGTCCGAAGAGACCTCGCTCTGGTTGTCCTCTGCCTCAAAGTCCGGGTTAGCGAACTCACTGACAGGGGCCTCGGCAGGCTGTTCCTCAGTGGCGGGAGAATCCGTCAGCAATCCTTCTGACATGATCTATTCTCCAAATGGGCTATAGGTTTCCATCATGGGCCTGTTGATAGACCCCTCGTGTGTCCTGCTCATATCTACGTCGCTACGGGCGTACATCTTCTGTCTCAGTTCCTCCACCGTGTCCGCCTCGATGACCTCTACGTTTGGATCGCGCTCTGTCCGTGGCGCGTTCTCTCTGTTGTAGATGTCTTCCTCTATCTCTTCTTTGGTCTCTGGCGGCAACTCCACCCACCCCCGCTCCTTCAGCAGTTGCTGCTTGTGTTCGTAGGACTCTATGACCATACCGAACTGAGGGTCGAACTCACCATACTTACGGCCCGAATGAGAGCGGTGGATCTGGTTGCCCTTCGTACTAGCCCACGTAGCCTCACCACCACAACTGCAGGTAGTAGAAGTAGGTCTGGGTGGTTCGTAGAGATGGTCGAAGACCTTAGCGCAGGTACCGCACTCGAACGTCCATGTAGCAATCACGACAGGGTAGCCTTTAGGGCGCCTATCTGTGCCGCCGTCAGGATGTAGACCGTAGTGTCGGACTGGTTGGCCTCTCTTGCGCCCTCGAGAATGGCTAGACCAGGATGCTCAACCTTTGCGGGTTTATCCTCAACCTTTGCGGCCTTCTTCTTCGGTGGGGCCTTTTTGGCCGGTGCCTTCTTTCTAAGCATTATTGTCCTCCTATATCCGCTACGTCGTTCTGTACTTCCTGCGACAGTAGTTGAGCGTTCTGGTTGAGTAGTTGAGCGTTCTGGTTGACACGACTGTTAAGGCCCAGGATCGGTGCGGAGACCTCGTTGGGACTCGTAGCACCCGATATAGCCGCCTGCTTCTCCGCCTCATGAGCGGCCATGTGCTGCTGGAACAACTGGTCGATACCCTGTACCCACTGCTGAGAGTCTAATGACCCCTGTTGAGCGGCCTGGAACTGAGCTACGTAGGTAGGATCTTCCTGATACTGGGGATGACCCTGGAGGTGGGCATCGTGGTCCTGGCCCGGTACGACGCCTGGATCCTGGCCTGTGGTGAGGATCATGTTGTTCTCGAGGAAGATAGCCTGCTGGGCCTCCTCGTTGACGTCCGGGTTCAGCACCGCCTCTGGATCGGCTATCTCGTAGGTAGATGTAAGGAACTTAGCGAGGGCTTCGTTGTTGAATTCCGGTAGACCGTAAGCCCTGTCGAAGAACTCGAGCGCTTTGCCCATCTCCAACTGTTCGAAGAGGGGTCTTGTAGATCCGGCCTGTACCGCTACGCGGAAGTTCCAGTGGAAGTCGGCGTTTCTCAGAGCTCTGGAAAGTTGCTGCTCCTGATTCCCGGCGACGTTGACCTTGAAGAACTCCGGCTCATACCTCGGATCGCCCATGATCTGGAAGGCGTTACGGACGATCTGCTCATAGGCGAAGCCTACTCTCGCTTCCATCCACTCTCTGAGCATAGAAGAGGCGGCAGCTACAAGACCGGCCTCTGTCGCCGTCTTCTCGGACGAGTCGCCCTGACCGCCAATCTCTGATATAGCCGAAATCTTCTGGATGTACATATTGGCGCGGTCTTCAAGGCCATACTGTTCCGCCGGCACCGAGCCATACTGGAGTTCTTTGAAGTTGTTGATGTCCACGACGTAGTGGAGTTCGCCATCATCGCCTCTACGTATGTCATCCGCCAGATTGGGATTCTTGGACTGCTCCCCCTTATTGACCAAAAGCTGACGCGCTGTACGCTTGAGGACGGCGCTCTGTCTAGAGACGGACTCTATGACGATGTCTTGAAGATCTTTGAGATACTCCATCCTCGACGTCGGGTTGTAGCTGTCATACGAGTGGTCAAACTTGAGGGGGACGAAGGGGAAGCCCTGCTCTACCAAGAACCCTGAGCCTTCCTCGCCCTCCTCGAGGTTGAAGACCGGCTGACCCTCCTCATCGAACTGAGGCTCGGGAGGATCTGTAAACGGGTTCATGACCTGAGGGAAGTCCATATTAGCGAAGGGATGAGGTATGTCCTGGATCTCTTCCTTGACACCTTCCGCGAACATGATCTGGCGCTTGTTCATGCGGTCATGGATGCGGCGGACTTTGACATTCTCACCGTTGAGGACCGACTGTCTCAAGGCTTCCTGCTGGGCCGTGTCGCCCCGTGCCTGCATGGAGTCACCAAAACCCAACTCGTCGTTCTCGTCTACCTGAGTGGCTTTGATCTCCCGCTTATGCTCTATGTCCGGGTCGTCCTTCAACTGCTTCAGCGGCACCCACATGGTCTCTATGATGTAGCGGGCGTGACCGAGGATGTGGGGAGGACATTGAGGATCTACGTATACCATCGCCGGATCTACTCTGTTGACGGCCACAAGGTCTTCGGCCATAGAGTCGTTAGCGATGTAGGGGGCTATCATGTCGTCGCCGGGAGGGTTGTAGTCCATGCGGAGCCAGCCGGTGCCCATGAAGAGAGCGTCGAAGATAGCCTGATGTACGTGGGGTCGTGCGTTAGCGAGACGGAGCCAAGAGGAGGCCGCTCGTTCCAAGATGTCCGATACGGGCGCACCCTGGCCCTCGTCGTCCTCGATAGTAAAAAACAGTTTGGGGTAGTTGAAGGCTATGGAGGCGATGGTCTGCTGGACCACCTGGTAGAAGACGGGGACCTTGATAGCCTCCTCTTCCGTGATGTCTCTAATCTTCTCTTTGTAGCGTAGGTCGTAGCGGTCGAGGAGGTTGCGGGCTTGCTTGACCTTAGCCTTAGCCAAGTCCTCGTTGAGAGAGATCTCTTTGTCCCAGAACTTACGCTGCTTGGCAGTAAGGGCCATCTTTAAGCCACCAAAGTTAAACGCTGATAGAGGTTTCGGGTCTCTGCATCATGACACCTCTTACAAAGTGTTTCATAGCCACTCAAGTCACACCCTCCTCCACCTTCCGCTACCGGTATAAGATGATGACCCTGCCATGGCTTCAACTCCTCAATCACCTCAACCTCTACAAACTCTCGCTTAGGCCACCGAGACGCCAATACCTCAACTTGCTCTCCACATCCATCACAGAAGCCGTTGTTTCTCTCTCGTAAGCCTTGTCTCACCGCTGAACTGTCGCCCCTAATTACACGAAAGGCCAAAGTAGCTTTGTGCTGACACTCGTCTGTCGCCCAACGCCATCTTCGGCCTGTTAATCCTCGCCCACAGCCACATAGGCACTTGCCCGTCTCTTGGGGCGGTAAGACAGGCTCAATACGCAACCCTACCTCATAGCGCCGTTTGCGAGTCATGGATATACACCTGTTAGTGGAATCCACCCGTTTGTGTATAGATAAGTCAAAAAAGGGGGGATGTCAACTCAGATGATGATTCCACCATCGGGGATACGACGCATAACGGCCATATACTGGGCCTTCTTCCAGAAAAGGAGAGAAGGCGCTAACCGGCAGTTGTTCGTCCCTTGACGGAAGATACAGGTCTCCTCCATCCGAAACGTCACAGACACCGCATAGCTTCTCCAAGGATAGAATGAGCTATGCATAGCGTCTCCTCTGCTGTGAGGCCTCTAACAGATCAATGACCTTAGCGCCGTGGTTGGCCTCCTTATGCTCTGTGGGCATAGGTAAGACCGTCCCTCTCATATCCCTTATCATCCTACCGAAGAGGCTCAGGACGTCTACCTGGTCGTCCTGCTTGTCGTTGTTACCTGTAAATAGAAGTAACTCATTGACCAAGTCCTGGGTCCAGGGAGCATTCCGGGGTATGTAGACCTTCTTCATGGCGAAGAGACCCTGTATCGCTCTGGCGCGTGTTCCCTTGTCTTTAACAGACGCGAACTGCTCCCGCTGACCCCAGACACCCCGCTCTTCCATACGGCGGTCTATGAAGGGTCCTAAAGACTTGATGATCTGTCCCGACTCTTCTCCCCAATTCAACGTCTGGTGCTTGTCCATTAGATCGAGAAAGACCTCTACCCATACGTCAGATTCTTCCCTTCCCCGCCACCAGTCCAGGATGTAGACGTCTTCGTTGCTGTCGATACCTACTATCCCGTGGACCGTATAGTCACCTTTACCACCGGAGACGGCGTAGTCTGAGGCGCCTAGCTTGGTCAGGTTCTCGGGGGCCTCGTCGTAATACTGGACGTATTCGGCCTTGAAGTAGGCTCCTTCTTCCGATATAGGGTCCTGCTGGATCATAGCGGCCCAATCTCTAGGCGCTACGACCCTCTTCTGGTTTTCCAAGGCCTCTGGTGTGAACCACTCAGGCCACAGGCTTTCTCCGACGCTTCTATTGAGGATATCTTCCTCCGACTGGGCTTCCGTCTCTATCAATCCCCTCAGTTTCAAGACCTCCCACTCTTCGGCTCCTGATAACAACCTACCAGCGAGGTCGTCGGCGTGATAGCGGGTCATGATTAGAATTATGGCCGCATCGGGCATCAGCCGCATAAAAGCCTGGGAGGAATACCATCTCGAGAGTCGGTCACGCTCTATCTGACTGTCTGCTTCCTCTCTACCGGGGACAGGGTCATCTATAATGAGAAGGTGAGAGCCTCTACCAGAGATCATCCCCCCTACGCCTGCCGCGAAGTAGGATCCGCCCTCGTTGGTATGCCACTTACCCGCCGCTTTGGAGTCAGCGGCTAAGTCAACGCCTTTGAAGACGTTCTGATACTCCGCATCCGCTACTAAATTCCTGACGTCTCTACCGAAGTCGCCTGCTAGGTCACTATTAGCACTAGCACAGATGATCTGTCGTTCAGGATGTCTTCCAAGGTACCATGCGGGGAAATGCCTACTCGCCAGCTGCGATTTTCCCGCGCGTGGAGGTAAAAATAGCATGAGACGCTTTATATCCCCCCTCTCCACTGCCTCGAGCTTCTCGGTAATCAACCGATGGTGGCGTGCCGCCTTATACTGGGGGAAGGTGTATTCTACGAAGTCGAGGAAGCCGTCTTTGGCCTTCTGGCGGGATAGAAGCTCCCTAGCTATCTGTGCTTTAGAAAAGTCAGCCATATCCGTATTCTACTACCTTAGAGGCTAAATGTCCACGTCTTTTTCCAGAATCCCCTCAGCCAATCCAGCATATGATACCACCAATTCCCCTTTCTATTGTATAAGGCCTGATAGTTCGCTGCCCGCCTTTGATACCGAAACCACCAGTCTTTTACCTCTAACTCCACCTCTTTCAAAGCGAAGACCCCACAACTGCCGCACCGGGGCGTCTCTTGGTCCAACACCACCTTGAAGTGGTTTATCCAGTCACATTGAGGGCAACGCTTGAAGGCGCGGTGCTTGGAAAAGCCATGATTCATATCAGCCTCCGTTATGCGTATAACGAGTCTATTCCTTATCCCACGGATACTCTACCTCTATCCATAGATACTGAGCCTCCTCCATCCCCTTGCCCTCCACAGGACCAAAGGCGTGACGTGTATGGCCGGACTTCACTATCTTCCCTCCCACCATACTCACAGGAGGTAGGTCAGCCTCCGCCAGAAGCTCATTGATCTTAGGTAGGGGTATCGCCAGTCTATGAATCATTCATCCTCGCCAGGTAAGCATCTCTCGCCTGTTCAAAGACAATGCGTATCTCCTCCTCATCCGCATCCTGGAGTACAGAGACCAAGACCACCCACTGTCCCGGAACAACTTCGTAGGGGACGGTACCCTCATGACAGACGGGACAGGTTCTATCACTCATCCTCTAGTAGAGCCTTCATGAAGCTGCTTGGAGTCGAAGAGGGTCGTAGGCATAGAGACCCTCGCCCTACCGAAAGCGTCAGCGGCAGGGGTGTTAGATGGATAGAGAGCGACGTAGGGGGTATTGTGAAGGTTGTTGTAGCCAGCCATGGTCATTTCCCGAGAAGAGAGACTCTTTCCCGTATTCTACTACCTTGGAGCCTTGTTGTCCACTCTTATATAGGCTTCCAAGTCTTTCGGAGAGAAGATCGTCCCATTCAAGACACGGCCAAAGCTGTTCTCTTCGTCTACTTCTGCCAAACCCAACCGCTCAAGGAGATCAACCGCCTCCGCATTGGCGGAGAGAGCCCCTGTGTCTATGGGAGTCCGCCAACCGTCCGGCTCCTCTACCTCATCGCTGAAATTCGTAGCATGTTGGAGGACCATCGACAGCAAGCCCTCTATCAGTTCCTCGTAAGAAGGCCTCTTCGGTTCATCCATCGCCTTATTCCTTTATATATATAGGCCCATTTAATGGCGGAGGCAGTAGGACTCGAACCTACAAGGCCCGAAGGCCGACTCCTTAGCAGGGAGTTCCCGCGTCCGGCTGGGTCTACCTCCAATGGCGGAGGGCAGAGGAGTCGAACCCCTACGCTATCACGCACCCTGGTTTTCAAGACCAGTTGCCGGACCATCCCAGCGGTGCCCTCCGTTATACGTATAACGCCTCAACGGCCTTCTCAAGGTCCGCCAACAAGGCCTTAGCCTCCTCCTTCGTCAGCCAGTCCCTCTCGATGCCGTCTACATACAAGACCAGGTCCTTCTCGTTCTTCACCTCTAAGGTCGTCATCACTCCTCCAACTGAATCGTCCACTACGCTTCCTCCAATAACACCTTCATGAAGCGCTTTAGATGTAAGTCGAGCGAACGTAGGCGGTCCTTCTCTACCATCGTACCAACCTCATAGACATCATAGGTCTTCGTATTACCACAGATAGAGCATTTCCGCTTGTGGAGTGTCGTAGGGCCGTCAGGAGGGTAGTCCCACCGCGTCAGTTCCATCACACCCTCACAGCGATAAGCCCTGCAGGGAGGAAGACTCACCGTAACCTCACTATATCCTGGACCCAGAAGAAGGCCTCATGGCCTACTGGATGATCCCCCTCTTCCAGAAGCTCTACGACCAAGACATCCTGGTTAATGCTCTCATGGACCGCTCGATAGGCCACATCCCCCTCCTCCGTAGTAGGGAGATCCCACTTATGACGGATCTCTCTAGACCCGCATACCAACGCTTCAGCGCCGCCTTCGTCTTCGGCGTGTTATTCTCCATCAACGGCTGGACCTTAAAAGACCGCTTCTTCTCCATCACATCCACATTATAGTGATAGACCTCCTCACGGATCTTCTCTACCAGCCACTCTCTCGATATACCAAAACGACGGGTTCTCATGTGACATCCCTCAGATCGTGCTGTATCTGCATTTCAAGCAGACTATCCATCTCCCGACCTAAAACCCCCTCCAGCCAGTTATAAGATAACCGCCGATGTAACTCATGGTCGTCAGCTCTCACTACCGGAGGACCCTTCACCTTCGGCTTACCACAATGAGCGCATCTAGCCAGATCACGCTTATACCCATACAGCTTCCGCCACTCATGCTCACACTTGGTAGCACCACACCTCATACAGATAAACGCCCCAGGAACAACCTCCGTAGCAGGACCCGGCTCCGACCAATACTTCCCAAACCGCTCTCTCGGACTCCACTCATGCTGACATCTCATACTGCCTCCTCAACGTCAAAGGCCAAACGAACACGCCGACGAAACTCTATCCCATCCCTAACCAAAACCTCCAACTCCGATACCCTCGGAGCCAACCGGCGCATATCCTCCACCTCCTTCTTAGGAAGCTCCATAGTAGTAAAAGTATGACCCCCACCACACTTCCTATAACGCCGCACAGAACCCCCCTCAGACACCGTATTCGTCACCTGAGTCCCCAAATCACAGTAAAAACAGCGCATGTAGCATACCCCAGATTACTAACCCCGCATTTCTTGATACTTCCTTTTCTTGAATATACTACATATGCTACTCACTTCCTAATAGTTTCTCCCTGACACCCCTTAAACAGCAGTAGTAAGGTATTCAGTGAGATACCCAGAGAGAGTAGCATAGAGAAGCCCCCTACCAGACCATAGTCCAGTAAGGGGCAAAGTTTTAAACATGCTCAGAAAGTGTGGGGGCCCTGATCAAGGTCGCCCGTTTCTGAGCGGGGGGTCCCTCGACACCTGCTCGACTGCCTCTGCCTCGAGGATGCGATACAGTTCCTCGCTCGAGTACTCCCGAATCTCTCTATGCTCTATGGGGTTTCCGTCAGGGCCGCTGATCTCCCTCGACTGGGGGATAAGCCGAGCCGCGATCTTGTAGAACTCGGTTGGGTTCTCCTGAGCCCACTCGTGTAGCGTCCTAGCGCCCAGAGCGGCCAGTTCCTCCCTG